GTTTCCCAGTCACGATCCCTCCGCAACCATCTGCGGGACATGCTCATAGTATTTTGTTTTAATTAATGGATGATATAAAGAAAGTAATTTCTGCAAAGCTACTTTTTCTTTAGGAACATTTAAAGTACCATCTCTAAAAGTAATATGCCCTAATGTTACCTCTCCTTTTTGTTCATCAACAAATGGAGAACTCATATTAGTTGCATATCTTAATTCTCTTTGAGAATTTTTTTCTTTATCAAACCATAATAATGGATGTTTTCTTGTATGTCTACTAGGTATAGTATATGTTAAAGGTTCTTTATCTCCTTTAAGTATATAAGTTCTATCTTTTATTTCCCAGCTATCTTTTTTAACTGGTTTTTTAGAAGTAGCAACTGCTACCTCTACTTGTGGAGTTTCTTCAACTACCACTTCTTTTTGTTTCTTTTTTGTCATGATATAATAAAATTAAATAATTAAGGTATTGGGCGCCGAAGCGCCCTTACCTATATAAAAATTACACTCCTTTGAATAATACAAAGTTGTTAGCAGCTTGAGTTACTAAACATCTTTCTGAAAGGAAGTTAACCTCCATTGCATCAAGATCTGAAGTAAATGCTCCACCCGCAGAACCTGTTAACCAAGATTTCATTCTTCTATCATCAGCTTGAGAAGCTCTATATCTTACGTGTAAGAAAGGTCTTCTGATGTTAGTTCCTAAAATTTGATCATATACAGTAGTAGTACCAGCAGGAACTAAAACTCCTTCAATAGAGTTTGGTCCAGTCATAGCACCACGTGTAGAAGCGTCATTTAAGTATTTCCAGTCTGTTTTATAGAAATCATAAGAACCTCTTCTAAAACCACTAAAACCTAAGTTTAAAGCCATTTCTTCTGAGTTTTCAAATAATCCAAAAGCAGTACCACCTGCAGATCCAGCTGATATAGCAGCAAGCATATCATCAAAATCTAAAGCAGTTTGTCTATCTAAGAAAAGCATGTTTTCTTCAATAGCTCCTTGAGTATCTAGGTTTCTTAAAATACCATCAAAGTCACTGATACCAGTAGCAGCAGCAAATCCAACTTGTACATTACCTCTAGCTTCGATAGCAGCAAAAAGACCTTGAGTACCTTTTACTTTATCACCAGCAGCAATTGCACCACCTGTATTTAATTCACCTTCAACACACATCATTTCAAGGTAATCCTCAAATCTAAGTCTTGTTTCAGACTCAGCTTTTAGATACCATAAGTATCCACCAGTTCCATCTTCTGTAGCAACTTCTACCCAACCGATTTGCGCCATATCAGAACCATTTACAACGTATTTGTTTCTAATAATGATAGGGTTGTTTTGGTATTGAGTAAATTGTGGATCAACACTAATGTATTCATTACCTGTAGCAGCACCAGCTCCAGAATAATTTGGAGTAGTAGAACCTTTGAAATATTCAGAACCGTAAACAAATACTTTTACAGCACCTACTAAACCAGCAGCAGCTAAAGTTGCAGCAGTATAAGGTTGTACAGTAATTGTTCCAGCAGCACCTGGAGTTGAAGCAGATACAAAACATTTCGCTTCAGCACCAAAGTCGTCCATAACGACAACTGTTGATCTTGGAGAAATAACATTGTATACACCTGCAACCGCACCTGGGTTAAGTGTAATAACACCGGTAGCACTAACAAAAGTAGCGTTATCGTATGCTATGTGTAATCTATTTTGTTCAGACCAGATTACTTGGTCACTTGTCATAGGAAGCTCAGCACCAACCATTCTTAAGAATCCAGATAAGGTTCTATTACCATATCTTTCAACTTCAGCTTCATAGATCTCAGGCAAATACTGTTGTGCGAAATCCGCAAAATCAGCAGCTGCTTTATCTGTCCACTGTAAATAGTTAGATTGTAAGACTTCCTGCGTTTGACTTGGTACAATAGTACCAAATTGTGGGGTTAAAGCCATTTTTCTAAATTTTAATTATTAAATGTTCGTTTTTTGATTTTCAATTTTGATGAATCCGCTCCACTTACAGCTTTTACCTTAAACCCTTTAACAAATACGTCCCCACTGGCAACCTGCCTCGGCGCTTCTGTAGCTGGATTCTTTGATTGTTTGACTAAGTTTTTAACTCCGTCTGCTTTACCTTGCTCATAAAAATGAGAAGCTAGTTTATCAGCATTCATCGCAGCATATAAAGCTTTATGATAACCAGCCATGTCACCAATATTTCCTTCTTTATCTAAAAATTTATTAACAAAGTTTTCAATATTAGCTTGTGTTTGGCCAACTTTTTCAGGATCTTGAATTTTATATCTAAATTTTTTATCTCCTAATGAATAATCAAAACCTTTGAATTCATTTTGGAATAAATCTTTAGTTTGAGTTCTAAATTTTTCCTGAGTTTGCTTTATAGTTTCTTGCTGTTTATTATAACGATTGAAAAAATCCGTAGCTTTTTGTTGATCCTGAGTAACACCTGGTCTCTGCTTAATTTCAGCATAGTATTTAGATTTTTTATTTTCTAAATCTTTTTTAGCATTAGCAACAGCTTCTTTATAAGCTAGTTTTTTTCTACGTATATCTTTTTGCTCATCTAAATCTTCATCATATTGATAATCTTCTAATATAAGACTAATATCTTCTGAGTCTAAATGAGGTTTTGTTTTTCTTAAGTATTCTTTTAATAATTGATCGTTATCTAGTTTAGAGTAATCTTTATTAAGTTCTACATAATCCTCTACTGTTCCTCCAGTTTCATTCATAAATGTAACTAATTTTTCTACATTTTCTGGTAATTCTGGAGTTTTAATTAATTGAGGTTTTTCTTTTATTTCTTCTTTAGGTTTAACTTTTTCTATTACCTCTTCAATTACTTCGAGCGGAGATTCTTCTTTAACATCTGTATCGCTGACCCGTACTTTTTCGTCCATTTTTTTGCTATCTCCGGGTGATTCGCCCACAGGAACTTCCTCTGTTTTTCGCTCTTGAATGGCATTTTCTTCTGGTTTTTTAGTTAAATCCATTTTAGGTACTTCTTCAGTAACCTTTTCTTCTTTTTTCTTTAAATCAATTTTAGCTATTTCTTTACTAGCTATATCTAATTGTTTTGGTCTTTTAGGTTTAATCTTTCCTTTTAAAGAAAAGTCTCCTTCTTGTTTTACTGCTTCTTCAGCCATAATATAATATAATTAAATAGTTAATACTAAATAGTAGGTTGCTCGTTTTGAGCTTCAAAATTTATTGGTAATAAATCGTTTTGTCTTTGATCTATCATTTGACTTTGTTGTGAACCTGCTATCCTTGTTCTTTTGTCTTTACGATCTTCAATGTCTTTTTCTCGTGTTTGCTCACGTTGCATTTTCATTTGTTCTAATTGTAATTGATACCTAAACTCTTCAGCCATCAATTGTCTTTTTATTTCTGCCTCTGTTTGCATACGTTGTATTTCAAACTGAGATTTAGCTTGTTCCAGATTTACTTTTTCAGTAGTTAAAGCTTGTTGCTTTTGAACCTCTGTTTCAGCGGATACTTGAGCCGCTTGGCTATTAGCATCAGCTTGTTGTTGAGCCATTTCAGCTTGCATTTGTCTTTCTCTAGCTAATTTACGTTTACGTTTCATTTTTAGCATTTGATTTGCTAATTTTAAATTACGTATTTGTCTTATTTCAATAGCGTCTTCTAAATCTATACCACCACTTGATAAAGCTACAGATATATTTTGTTCTAATGTAGCTTTTTCTTCTTCATCAGGTTCTAAATCTAAAAATATACCAAAATCATGAAGATTAAGATTATTCATTTCTTTCAATGTAGCTGAATTAAAAGAAGTAATACTATTTTTTAAAGACTCTGCTGTTAAAGGATAATCTAACATATCACCTATTTTTTTAGAAATATTTTCACATATTCTAAGGGTTAAAAACAAACTAGCGTTGTTAATATGTTTAGTAGCAATATTAGAAGCTTGCGCGGCTAGTTTTTGTAAACCTACTAAAGTATCTTTATCTTGCAAAGTTCCATCTCTTGCTTCGTTTAACCCGGTCACATCTCTTATCATTTGTAAATAATAATTATATGTGCTAATTAAGCTTTGAATTTTAGCCTGACCGCTTCCACTCGCTAACTCTTGAACAGGAATTTTTCCTCTGTTTAATTCACCACCTTGTGATCGTGACTGGGAAAC